CCGTATTGATGATAAATTAAATAGATTAATGAAGGGTACTGAATATCCAGGAGATAATGATATAGATGATTTAATTGGATATTTAGTGTTATTAAAAATAGCTAAATTAAAATCTGAGTGATTTTAGTCAACTAAGATGGTATAATAATTACATATGGATATTGAATTAGCAGATCATTTTGATCGCATGAATAAGGTAGTAGAAGAATTACTCAAGGGTAATAACCCTACTCAGATTGCCACTACAACGGGTTTTAAGAGAGCAGAGGTTCTTGGGTATATAGACGAGTGGAAAGAGGTCGTTAAAAACGATTCTGGGGCTCGTGAGAGGGCAAAACAAGCCATCTCTGGAGCAGACCAACACTACGCTATGCTCATAAAAGAGGCTTGGAAAACCGTAGAAGATGCGGATCAATCAGGTCAATTAAACGTTAAAGCTACCTCCTTAAAACTAATTGCTGATATTGAAGGAAAAAGAATTGGAATGCTTCAAGAGGTAGGTCTTCTTGATAATGCTGAGCTTGCAACACAACTGGCGGAAACAGAAAGAAAACAAGAGATACTTGTAAAAATATTAAAAGAAGTTACTGCAACTTGTCCTAAATGTAAAATGGAAGTTGCAAAAAGACTATCTCAAATAACAGGTATTGTTGAACCAGTAGTGATACATGACTCACAAGAAGCTCTGTAGGCATGTATATGAGTATGTTTATTCTGAAGTTTGCCCAGACTGCGGAAGATATACACATGAACCTAATATAGAATTACAAAGTAAATTGTTTAAAGAATATTATGAAAGCGGCAAACATCTAAAATGGAAATGTCCTGTAGATGGTGGAACAATTAGAGGGTGGTGGTCAATTTAATGGAATTAAATTTTAATGACCTCATCGATATATTAGATGGAGAGGAGTTTGATGAAAGACCAGTTGATCTCAGAACATTTGTTACAGGGAAAGAATACCTTGGATTACCCCCTCTTTCGGAGTACCAATATACTCTTATCGAAAAAAGCTCACAGATCTATAAAGAATCCACTCTTATCAAATTATTTGGAGAAGCAGAAGGCCAAACTCGTTATAAACAAACCTGTAACGAAGTAGTAGCTCAACTAGGTAAAGGAAGCGGAAAGGACTATTGCTCAACTATATCTGTTGCGTATATAGTCTATTTGCTATTATGCCTTAAAGATCCAGCTACGTATTATGGAAAGCCTCCTGGAGATTCAATAGATATTATTAATATTGCTATTAACGCACAGCAAGCAAACAATGTTTTTTTTAAAGGATTTAGAAACAGAATAGTTGGTTCGCCCTGGTTTATTGGAAAGTATTTTGAAAAAGCTTCAGAAATAAAATTTAATAAAAATGTCACAGTTTATTCTGGACATTCCGAGAGAGAAGCTTTTGAAGGATATAACGTTTTAGTGGCAGTCCTTGACGAGATATCAGGTTTTGCGCTAGAGAGTACAAGTGGGCACGATCAGGCTAAAACAGCTAGCGGCATATATGAAATGTATAGAGCATCAGTTGATTCTCGTTTTCCAGACTATGGTAAAGTAATTTTACTTTCGTTCCCTCGTTTTAAAAATGATTATATACAACAAAGATATGATGAAATTGTTGCAGAAAAAGAAACTATACAAAGAAATCATAAGTTTAAAATTGATCCAGACTTGCCAGATGAAACACCTGGAAATGACTTTGAAATTTACTGGAATGAAGATCACATTGTTTCATACAGGTATCCAAAAGTTTATGCAATAAAAAGACCAACTTGGGAAGTTAATCCAACTAGAAATATAGAAGACTTTAAAATTGCTTTTTATAGAGATACATTAGATGCGCTAGGAAGATTTGCATGCATGCCACCCGAAGCTGTTGATGCATTTTTTAAGTCTCGTGAAAAAGTAGAAAAAGCATTTAGCAACATGGCATTTGCAGTAGATAACTTTGGAAGATTTGAAGAATGGTTCTTGCCCGTAGAAGATAAAGAATATTTTATTCACGTTGATTTAGCTCAGAAGCACGACCATTGTGCAGTAGCTATGTCTCATATAAATAGATGGGTTAATGTAAAGGTTACAGATAATTACTCTCAACCAGCCCCTATAGTTGAAGTAGATGTTATAAGATACTGGACTCCAACTTCAGATAAGTCTGTCGACTTTACAGAGGTAAAAGACTACATATTATCTTTAAGATCACGAGGATTTAATATAAGGGTATGCACATTTGACCGATGGAACTCGCATGATATGATGCAACAGCTTAAGCAATATGGAATAAATACTGAAACTTTATCGGTAGCAAAAAAACATTATGATGATATGGCAATGGTGATACTAGAAGAAAGATTATCTGGTCCACATATCAAGCTGTTAATTGATGAGTTATTAGAGTTAAGAATTATTAGAGATAAAGTTGACCACCCAAGAAAAGGATCTAAAGACTTAGCGGATGCAGTATGTGGATCAATATATAATGCTATCAGCCTCACGAGGCCAGATTTTGGCGCAGTAGAAGTACATACATATAGTTCTATTAGAAAGCAACAGAGAGATCAGGAAAAGCAAGAGAGCCCTAATTTGATTAAGGCTCCTTCTGCAATGCCCAGAATTTTGGCGGAAGCACTAGATGGAATGGAAATAATATGAGTATATACCAAGATAAAGCAAAAGAATGTAAGTGCTGTGGAAAACATGTACCTCTTCCAGTTAGATTAAAAGAATTTAATGGAGTTAAGGTATGTCCTACAACGTTTGACAACATAATGGAATATAAAAGAATATGGAATGAATCTAGTACAAGGCCTCCAGGAAATATAAGAAAACATTTTTCGGATTATGTTCAAAAATTAGTTGAAGGTAGTATTGACAATGTCCTTAATTTAAATATATAATTAATCCACTAAGCACCAATAGCTTAGTTGGTTAGAGCCCCGAACTCATAATTCGGTAGTCGTAGGTTCAAGTCCTACTTGGTGCACAAGGAGAAAAATGAACGGAATAGATACTTTAACATTAGAACTGGGAAAATCTTCAGACAACATAAAGATTGTAGAAAATTTTATTGACAAAGAAGATATACACTCTTTGATTTTTTATGGTCGTTACTTTGAGTATTACAAGAAAAATAAAAGTTGGCCAGAGGGTGTTGAAATTCCTCAATCTATTCACAACATGGTAAAAAAATATGAAGATAAAATGATACACCTTGCGTCAATTTTATATGGCAGGGATTTTGAAAAAGATAGATCGATGGATTTTTCATATAGGCATGAGGGTTCTAGCGTATCTATTCACGCAGATAATATCATGTCCGACATTCCTGGAGCAAGGGTAGTAGACTCAAAAAATTTAATATGGAGCGGTCACTTATCAATAATATCTTATTTAAATGATTCGTTTTTAGGTGGAGAAATATTTTTTCCAAATCAAAATTTTCAATACATCCCAAAAACTGGAGATGTAATAATGTTTCCAGGTAATTATTTTTATCAGCATGAGGTAAAACATTTTGAAGGAGCACCTAGAATTACAATGTCCATTTGGACCAGATTTGTAGATTATAATGGAGAGGAAGCAAATGCTTAAAAAGAAAGAATCGTACGGAAATTTAACCATAGGGTCTTCGCATCTTGGAGACATTAGAGATATAAATATTAGAATGAAAGATGAGCTATTAAGCAACGATCTAATAATATTTGACAGCATTGAAGAATACAATAGCATGTGTAACTATTTTGGAATTTCTCCTACTGGGGAAGTTTTTATTCACAGTATGTCTCTCGCCAACCATGAAGACGCATGGCAAAAAGCACAAGATTATTTGACTAATGGTAAAAATGTTTTGATAGTAGCTTCAAGAGGATTGCCAAATATTACAGATATTGGTCCAACTATAACAAGGAGGTCTGAATTTGGATTAAAAGTAATGCCTAGAATTATTCCTGGTCCATCTATGATGTCTACAGCGGCAGCCCTTGTTGGATTTGATACAACATTTTTTACATTTATTCAGTGTCTTCCTAAAGAAAAGCATATGCGTATTGAATTATTGAATCAGTTAAAAGAAGAAGACAGAACATTTATGTTTTTTAATAAAACTCCAGCAAACACCAAAGAAATTATACAAGAAATATTCGACTGCTTTAAAGATTTTAAAAAAGTTTTAGTTGGAATATTAACAAACATCACTGAAGAAAAAGAAAATGTAATAGTTGGAACTCATTTTGAGGTAATCAAACACCTTGAAGATCCTAAAATTGTTTTTTCTTACAGTGACAAAGTAACAATTGTGGTTCAAAATTATGAAAATTTTGATAAAAAATTACAAATTCATAGGGAGCATTTTTAATGAACGAAGACGATGCTTTGGAACGCATGCAATAC